GCATTTCACACACTCGTTCATCTACCTCTCATAAAAACACGCGCAAAATTCACAGCCCGTGTGCCACCACCAAACCACTCAAACACATTAAGAATATTTAGAATAATAAAATAGTAATAAGAATAATAACAATAATAATAATAATAGTAGTAGTCATATTATCGTAACCGTTGGCATGCTAAGTCATAAATTATTTGGGACGATGTATCATACAGAAGATTACATTATTAGCAAGTGTCAAAAGAAGGGAGAGTCTCTTCGTCGGATAAGGCATCAGGAGCAATATGGTTAGCAGACCACTTAGATTGACGTGAAATCTCAGACAATAATAAAGTTCCGGAACGAATAGCGAGGGTGTCAGTGTCAAGACCAAACATACGTACACGAAGTAAAACTTGTTTCATTTCGCCATTACCAAAGCTACACGTTGTAAAACTCAACATATCAGGTAGAGCTACGTTATTATACGATTCAGCCATCATAGTTGCATAATGTTGAGGTGTGAATAACAAGGAGTAAGCAGTGAGGCCGGCCAGATCAAAGTATTGAAACAAATTAACATGAGGTTTCTTTCCAATGTTGAACATTCCCATAATCAAAAATTTGATGTGACGCTTAAAAATCTTAACGTCATAACTGCGAATCTTTCTCATCCAGATAGCAAGTTCAGTAGTATCCGATCGAATACGCTTAAAACAAGTCAATAGTTCAGAAAAGTCAGTGTATGCATCACGAACAATTTTCTCAGATACCTCACGTGAAAGAGAGACAAAATCAGATACAGTTTGGCGACTCATGCTGCTATTTTCACCATTACCTGGTAGCATTTGACTCAATTTATCATTAGGTTGAGGGGGCTCAAGAGTGCGCGCCTTAACGTAAGAAATATCATCCTCAGTTAGCGTAGCCATTGTTAAAGAACCTTGCATCCACATCAAATGACGTTGACCTTTAAGACGTGCAAATTCATCGCTTGAAAAATAACCTGAACGTTCCTTTGCTTGGCGAATCAGCTTTTCGATACTTGGTAAGATTATTTCATGCTTGGATTTAGGGTTAGTACTGGTTAAGACGAAGCTGTCCATGTTTCGGGCGGAGGTTTTTAAAGAGAGTGCTATAAAGATGTACCGTTGGGATCGGAAGAGTGTGATTTTTAA